AAGAGATCCTGAGAAAGATCCTCCAGATAATCCCTCAAAACTACCATTAATTTGTGTGGTACCTCCAGAGGTAATAATTAATCTAGGAGTAGTGCTCCCAATTATTCCACTAGATAAACTGCTAGCATACTCTATTTTAAAATCTTGATTATTTTTATGTACTAATCTCCATCCTTTACCGTCTGCTGTATTTAGTAAATCTAAAGAAGCATCGCCAGCGGCATTATTAGATATGATATCTACTCTAGTGTCACTAGCGCTATAAATTGATAAATTTTTTGTGGGAGTGGTGGTTCCTATGCCCACCATTTCTGTAGAAGTATCGATATACATCATTGCTGCAGTTCCAGCATCACCGAATTGTATATCTCTATTTGTGTCGGATTGAAGAGTTAATATGCCTGAAGAGTTGGTAAGCTTACCTACATATGTAGAGGAGGTGCCTGTTCTCCAACCACCAGTAACATAGCCATCACCATTTATATATAGTTTATCATTGGACATACTACTTGAAGTAGCGTTCAATAATAACTGGTTAGAGTTAAGACGCATTTTCTCGCCACCACCAACTTCCCATCTATGATCAGTTGTTGTTATGTAGTATGCATCATCACCAGGCCCATTTTGTAAATACAATCCAGCCGAACCACCTCTTAAGTATAAGAGATTATTACTTGGATTGAACATAATTGTTTGGGAGGCTAAAACCCCGCCAGTTATATGTACACCTGCGCTAGCATCAATTTTAGATAAAAACTTTTGCGCCATTTTATTATTTTATTTTATTAAGCTACTCTTGTAACCAATACTGTAATATCATTTGATGTTGGAGCTGCAGCGAATGTTAAATCTACTGTATTTACAGTTGTTCTAACAACATCAGCGTATACTGTTTCATAACTACTTGTATCAAATAATTGTACTATTACATTTCTTGAATTTAAGTTATGTGTTATTTCTGATGATGTTGCTCCACCTATAGTTGTTGAATAACCAATTCCAACAACACCTGATGAATCTGGTAAAGTATAAGTTCTATCAGCTGTATATGTACCACCTTTTAAAGTACCTTCGTGTGCGTCAGCAGCATGCCCTTCAAATATTACGCCGTTATTTGTTGATACTGTTTCTACATTATTTGTAGTTGTAGTACCTGTAACCTGTAAATCACCTGGGATTATTACTGTGACATCTGAAGCGTCACCAATTGTAACATCTTCAGTTATTTGTGCAAGTCTAGCTGTTAAATTAGTAACATTAACATCAAGATCAGCTGTCATATCGTCAATTACTAAATCTATAGTTCCATCGCCATCTTGGTATGTAAGTGAACCTCTTGTCTCAGTATTACCTGTAAACATAGCCCCAACAATATCTTGAACAGCTTCAGTTGTTAATGGTTGAGTATCTGTGGATGAAATTGTAACAACACCTCCAGCTTCTGCTAAAGTAATATTAGTACCTTTTTTAAGCATTAAAGTTTCTGCGCCAGCTAATGTATTGTCAGCCGATCCGTTTCCAGTTGTGTCAACTGTAACACCTCTCCATGTATTTGTACCTGTAATTGTTATTGTACTAGCGTCAGTTCTTGTAACAGCTGCTGCTCCAGCGCCAACAAATACTATATCATCTGTAGTAGTTGGATTTGCTCCTGTTAATCTTAATTTTATTCCAGAGTCACTAACTACTGATGTACTATAGGTTGTATTTGTTTCAGCACCTAATGAGATCCATGCTGATCCATCATAGAACTTTATAGTGTCTGATCCTGTATCATATATTATCTTACCTTCTACATTTGAAGCACTGCCTGATGTAGTTTTATGTAGAATTGCGTTTTGCAACTCTGATATACTTCGTAAGTCTAAGTGATTTAAAAATGGTATTGCCATAGTTTTTTTAGTTTAAATATGCATAACCGCTTTCAGCGGCTGCAAGGTTTATTGTTATTGTGTTTGAATTTGTATATACAACACCGGCAAAAACACCAACATTAGTATATATATTATCGCTGCTTGAAAATTTTAAACTTACATTTGGGTATATTCCTAAATTATGGTTTATTGTCCAAGTTGTTGCAGCTGAATTTTGATGATGAGTATATAGTCTAGCTTTTTTAATATAATCTTTAATATCACCAATTTTATAATTTTTAGTATTACCAGTACCAGCATCAGTACCTAGTAACTTATCATCATCTGTGATAGTATTATCTGTTTGTAAGTTCTTAACCCTAGGCATTGATTATTTCTTTTTAAATTTTTCAACACTTCGTCCACCGAAATAAGCTCCAATTGTTGTCATTAAGACAAGCTGGAGTAAGTCTGTCCATTTCTCTTCTACTTCAAAAGCAATTGAGCCGCTGTCGATAAATACCATAATTACAGTAGCTACAATTAAAAAAATTAGAACAAGCGGGCGAACTGATCTTGTCAACCAGTTCCCATGTTCTAAATCTGCTTTCCACCTTTCGGTTACGTTTTTTTGCATTGCCGCTTCTGCTTCAATGAATATTTCGGTCATTTGTTTTTCAAACTCAGCTTTTTCATCTTTAGTTCGAATAAACCTATCAGCAACACCTGCTATTTTATCAACTACAGCTCCTCCTGCACCACCGAATATTTTTTGTAAAAAGTTTGGCATTTAATTTATTTTTTTTCTATATAGTTTATGGGTTCCAATATAATCCCCAGCATAATAGCTTCTTTTTAGAGTATTAATATCAATATATTCATATTTACAAAATACTTTCCATCCATTAGCTGGGTTTTTTATTATAGTATATATTTTATTATTCTTAACATTTAATACGGTTTCCTTAACTTTATCTGAGTTATAAAATGAAAACTTAATAAATCTAAACTTTCTATCTTCATCAGATATTATTACAGTATAAAATTCACTAGAATGATCCTGTTCCCATATACCTATAAAATTTTTATTTTGACTTGTTATAGCTACACTAAAAAGCATAGCTATCACTACGATTGCTTTTTTCATATTTAATTTAATTTAATTTAATTTGATTATTTAATTTACTGGTTTTAGTAAAATCTCGGAATCTTTCTGCCTGATTCTGTTGATTTTGTTGTTGTACCTCTTAGAATATTCCATGCTGCTCTACCTATAGCGCTTCTAAATTCAGTTCGCTGCCGTGAATTGCCCCTCCTATAATCAAAAGACAATGTCTCAAGCGAAGGAGCCCCTGTTCTATCTTTTTTAAAGAAGAACTCCATACCAGGTGAATTTTTATTAAAAACTCCTCCAACATCGCCTTTCTCCATATTCATAGAAATTGGTGATCTAGACTCTAGATTAGTTATAACGTTTGAACCAAAATCTGAAGGTTTTGAAAAGAAACTAACATTAGACCCATAACCCTGTCTACTTGATGTATTAGTATCGTAATTTGATTTCTTATAAAACTTCTTAAAGATTTGATTATATGTTGATTTTTGTGAAAGGACTCCATCCTCAGTTTTGTAATGAGTGGTTTGTTTTACATAAGGATTATCTTTTGTTGCAGTGCTAGCCCCTAGTTCAGTTGTTATATTCTGTGTTGGGCTATATCGATTAACTGGTTGATATTCCATTTTTTTTAAAGTATATCCCTGGGTTTCATATTCCTCCTGTGATAGAGGTGACGTTGTTTTTAAGTCTTTACCACTTCCGTCGCCATATGTAAAATTATACATGTGAGATGGATTATATCCAGTACCCGATGTAGCTAAATATAAAGGAGTATCTTCATCAATAAATTCACCACCTGGGTCATCTCTGAAAGCCCCTATGTGCTTTTTAAACCCTTGAGGGTTTATTCGTCCACGAGCATCCCTGCTCGCATCCATGCTTGAATATTTGTTTTTTGCCATTGTGTTTGTGTTTGTTAATTTTTATACCTTAACTTAGGTATTTTCCGTTTTATTATATATAGGTTTTTCTATTGGATTATTTTTATCCCCTAAGGCTATTATTTTGCCATTTACGGCCATCCAGTGATCACCTACTCTTTTATAGGTTTGTATTGGGTCCCCTAAATTTGGTTTATGATAAACATTATTTGAATCATACCAAGCTTCTCCTTTTCGCATTTGTAATACATGTTCTTTCTCATGTTCTACTATATCTGCTTTTTCTTTTTTATTAAGCTTACTGTTTATAATAATAGTTCTATCCATATCAGCCCATCCCCCAGCATTGCCGGCTAGACTCTTTTCAAATACCGGAATATCAAGGCTCGAAAGTTCTTCATTCAAACCTAATAAACTAGGAATGTTAGTTTTCATTTTATAACCTGTATGTTTTTGGAATTTAGGCATTATCTATCTTTATCTTTAATCATATCATCAATAGCTTTGTTATACACTTTATCAGTATATGATTTGTTATTAAAAAATATGTTTCGTTCTGAAGTTGGAATATCCTCCTCCCCTAATAGGATTCTGTATATACGGGATATAAGTTGACTGCATTTAAATGAGGTTTTGTATATACTATATTTGATTGTAGTTCTGTTGCGTTGGCGCCATACATCTATCCACCCGTCTCTTCTGAGCCGTTCCCATCGGTTTTTATCCCATGAGTATGTATACGCACCTTCTATAAAATCATTACGTGTAAATCGCGATTTGCAATCTAAATAGACTAAAAGTTCCAAGTCGGCATCTTTTAGTCCATAAGTTTTACAAGCCCACTTACGAACAAGCCTATAATACTTAAGTAAATTTAATTCCCGAAGGTCACTAGCGGCTAGTCTCATTCAACTAAAACTATATCCCCTATTTTTAAAACATAATATAATTTATCTTTCCATTGTATACCATGACCTGCATGCTTGTCATAATGTACTATATCATGTTTTTTTAATATGTCTATTTGATTACCTACAGATATTATCTTACCTTTTGCATATCTAATATCTTTATTTTGATCTTCTGTAAGTTCTAAGCCACCTACTTTCTTCGGGGCTTCTTTTATTTTTTCTATTACTATATAATAATTAACTGCTTGCATTTGGTATTCTTATATTAGAGATTACACAATCTGCAGAAAATATAGTATTAACAACGCTAACTGCATTTTTTAACGCTGTTTTGGTTACAAGTACAGGATCAATTATTCCTGCTTTTAACATGTTTACTGTTTTACCAGTAACTACATCAATCCCTTCACCATTTTTTTTAGGTATCTTAGGTTCGATGCCTGCATTATCTAGAATTACTTTAAATGGGGCTAGCACTGCTTGTAATAAAATCTTTTCCCCTTCATTTTTTTCATTTATAGCCTCTGCTGCATTTAAAAGAGCAACACCACCACCCGAAACTATACCTTCTTGTAAAGCTGCTTTGGTTGCATATATTGCATCTTCAACTCTATCTTTCTTTTCTTTCAATTCTATTTTAGAATCAGCACCGACTTTTATCATCGCAACCTGCCCGTTAAGCATAGCCAAACGTTCTTGTTGCTTCTTCTTAAAGAACGGATTTTTTTCTTTTTTAATATTTTTTTCAACTTTCTCAATACGCTCTTTAGTAACATCCCCTTGATCTGCTATTTGTAATACAGTATGCTTATCATCGGTTATAGCTTGAATAACTTCACCTAAAACATCTGGCTGTATTAAATCTAAATCATCTCCTAATTCTTCATTTATAATTTTAGCTCCAGTCAATATCGCAAGATCTTCTACTGTATCTTGTTTAGTTGTACCGAATCCAGGAAGATCTACAACATTTACTTTTATATTACCCTTAACCTTGTTGGCTAATAAAGCTGCCATAGGCTGTTGTTCTACTCCTGCAACGATTAATAAACTCCTTTTCTTTTTAATAACAAATTCTAATACACTTTGTATTTTACGGATATTTGGTATTGGCGAAGTAACTATCAGTACGTACGGATTATTTAGCACTGCCTTACCTTTATCTCTATCTGTCATAAAATGTGGCGATTTGAGCCCGCCTTCTATTTGTGTGCCCTCTACGAATTTTACGTATGTGTCATGGGTCTCGGACTCCTCCATAAGAACGACACCATCTTTGCCTACTTTCGAATAGGCTTGCGATATGATCTTTCCTAGAGCTGTATCATTATTACAACTAATTGTACTTACACTATTTAACATGTCTCCTTTGACAGGGACTGCTATTTTGTTTAAATACTTAGTTATTTTATTGAGTGCTGACGAGATACCTAGCTTTATACCACGTATATCGCTATTATCTTTGTGTTTATTTGCTAGATGTAACAGTGATTGAGCAAGAACGATAGCTGTAGTAGTACCGTCACCTGCTTCTTTCACTGTATTTCTAGCTGCTTCCTTAATTAAAGTTGCCCCTATGTTTTCGACCGGATCATATAAGACTACGCTTTCCGCAACGGTTACACCGTCTTTTGTAATGACCGGCCGGCCCATAGCGTCTTCATATATAACGCATTTACCGGAAGCACCAAGAGTTGATTTCACTGCGTCAGCTAGTTTATCAACCCCGTGCATTACTTTATCTCTTGCATCTGTCCCAAAAGACAGATCTTTGATTATCTCACTTGGGTTATTATATTCCATTTGATTAAATTTATTTTAAGTGGTTATTATTCAAAAGTTTTTACTACTTTTGGACCATCTGCGAACTCTAACTTCTTTTGATAGTGCTCAATACTCCCATCTATTGCAGCCTCAGCTGATTCAATGGTTTCTCTTCTGGTTATATCTGTCCAATTATCAGATGGTGTACCGTCTGCATTTAAACTTAGGCATTCGGTTTGATAAAAGCCATTTGGTAGTTGAACAATTCTCCAATTTTTCTTGTCTGCGAAAAATTCCCATGTTTTTCGGGTATCTTCGGATACTCCTCCGCTACTATTATTCGCCCAGGAATAGGTTTTGTAATAAAATGTCATTGGTTTTGGTTTTATTTAGTGTTATTGTATAAAAATACTGGTTTTAGTACCCGTAACGTCGTTTTGTTTTTTCGTTTTTCGTACCTCCTCTGCCCCCGGCTCTATTTTTAGAGGCTTTTACACATTTTTTGAGCCTATGGTCATAATCATAGCCCTTCGGACATTTCTTTTTTTGTGCGGTACGCTTTTTATACTTACCCCACTCGCTCATAGCGTATCTTTTGTCCCTTGCTGCCTTTGCTCGGCGCGCTGTTGCTGATAATTTCTGTGCCATATGTATATAATTACTCAAAAATTGTGAATTTTAAAGATATGACACTAGCTTGTTACTATTATATATTATATATTATAGTCATATATAAATAAATAATAACATTATTTATTATAAGGTGCACGCGTAAATAAAATTATTGCATATTTCTTATATGCTTAGTAATATAGTGGGTATTCATTTTAACTAAAAGGAGGTACT